GAGCCATACTCTGGCGATACCATACAAGAAAAGCTACATGAGATGTATGTACAAGACACCTTGCCTGTGTTTGAAACTGCACGAATGAAATTTACTGAAGAATCTAACAGAGGTAGAAAACAACTCGGTGTTGGTAATATGGATAATTGGCATGCGTTTAATATTATATGGAAACCTGGAAAGTATGGTATATCAGAAGTATCTGAAGAAAGAATGGCAAAACATCGTGGGCGATTACCTTTACTACAGAAAGAAGTCATAGCGAAGTATGCTGAGCACATCAATGTAATTACTTACTCAATGATTGCACCAAACTCAGTTGTTCTGAGACATACAGGGCATGAGAATGCAGATGGTAAGTTTCTTCGATTACATTTTCCTTTACATATACCAGAGGGTGATATATTTTTAGAAGTAAATGATGAAGAGATACAGTTTAGCGAAGCACCTTTCGCATTTAATAATCAGATAGTACACTCAGCACACAATAGAACTGATAAACATAGGTTGGTTATGCTATTAGATTTATATAGACCATCCCTCGGCATACCCAAGTCATACCATATAGATAAACTACAAGACCTTGTAGGTTGTAAGGATAAATATTTAATTGACTATGCCAGAGATGGCGAAGTCTTAACTCCAAGCTGGAAGTCAGGAGCCATAGAGAATGATTAATGTACCATGGTGGGCAACTATACCCAAGGCAGAACTGCGAAGAATACAAGAACAAAAGATATTTAAAAAAGGAGAGTATCCTAAATTAGATGCTATCATGGATGAGTTAGAAGCTCAAAAAGATAATCTAATAAATGACCTCGTTGGCCATCTACCTCCTGAGTGGACTATGGATAAGAAACTACAATGGGTGTTAGATAATAAAGCTGTTCCTGTTATGAATAGGAAAGGTATGGGGCATCACTCTGGTGATAAAGATAAAAACCCTGCTCGACTTGATGCTTGGCAGAATGTATATCTAAAATATCAAAGACCTGAGACTATGTATCCTGATTATGAAGGAGAAAAGGTAAGACCACTATATCCTACAGCGAATGCTATCATAAACAAGTATGAAGAGGTCGTTCCCATTGCTAATTACTCTATATTAGTCAAAGATAGTATTATTCACAGGCATACAGGTCCTGAGAATCGTCGTGGACACCATTTGAGAGTACATATACCACTACATATACCCAAAGGTGATATATTCCTAGAGGTCAATGGTACAGAGGTTGACTGGTCAGAGTCTTTCGGTTTTAATAATCAATATACACATTCAGCACATAATTATTCATTCGAACATCGTCTTATACTCCTAATTGACTTCGACAGAAGGTTTTTAGGCATTCCATCAGGACTTCATTTTGATAAAATGCAAGAAATTACAGGCGATCCCAACATAGAATATCAAAGAATCTAACTAAATAGTTGTATGGCTGATAATTTAAACGAAGCACCAAAGACGACCCTCAACGATTTTACATCACAAATCAAAAAAGAGGGTGTAGCAATAGTAAACAGATATGCTGTAGTCCTTCCTAATTTTGAAGGATCTGATATGTCACGACTACTCTTGATGTATTGTTCAGCAGCACAACTCCCAGGACTTAACAACTCTACTACTCCAGCAAGAACATTTGGTGAGTATCGAGAGATGCCTTATGAAAGATTATTTGAAGCAGTCAATTTAGAGTTTTATGTAGATCGCCCAATGAAAGTAAAAACATATTGGGACAACTGGATAGCACAAGTTATAGATCCTGTCACTAGAAAATTTAATTACTATAAGAATTACACAAAGGATGTGAGTATATTTGTATTAGACAAGCAAGATAAAAATATTTATGGTTGTACTTTATATGAAGCATATCCTAAAACAATTAATCCTATCGCACTTACAGCTGAAGGAAAAGAAGTTATGAAGATAGCAGTCTCTTTACAGTTTAGATACTGGAGAGGTGCTCAGTATGCGAAGCAACAATTACCAGCAGGTGTAGGAGATCCACCAACAGGCATACCACCTGAGCCAAGAGTAATAGATAGAATAGAAGAAGATATCCCTGAGAATGTTGTAAGGGATGGTAAAGGTAATCCTGTGACATATTCTGGTGGTTATGTCACATATGGAGGAAACAATTCCAAAGGTCGCAAGAGATTTGGTAGGGAGATATAATGTCAAAAATTGATAAAGGACTTGGCAAAGTCTTTGATTTGCCAGCAGGATTCGATGGTACACCAACTGAGCCATCAACAATAACACCATGCCCAACAGATATAATCGAAAAGGCAAATGAATTACCATCTGCTGTAGATGATGCAGCAAATGTAATGTCGGGATACGATCCCGCAGAAGTAAAGATAGAAAGTGATTACGATACGACTCGTGCTAATCTACTTAACATATTAGCAAAAGGTCAGGATGCACTTAATCATGCTTTAGAGATTGCTAAACAATCAGAACACCCTCGTGCGTTTGAAGTGGTTGGTAATCTAATGAAACAACAGGCTGACATAAATCAACAACTATTAGATTTACATCAGCAGAAACAGAAACTAGAAGGCAAGAAAGAAAAGGCACCAGGAGTGCAAAACAATTCTATCTATGTCGGTTCAACTAAAGAGTTGAACAAGTTTCTACATGATATGAAAAACGATAGCAATATTATTGAAGGAGATAAATAATGGCTTTACCTAAAAATACATCGGCAACTTATCCGTTGGCGATTCCTTCCACTGGTCAGGAAGTAAAGTTTAGACCATTCGTTGTAAAAGACGAGAAAGCTCTCATGTTGGCTATGCAGTCTGAAGATGAAATGACAATGGTAAATACCTTGCGTGATTTAATCAGAAACTGTGTACAAGATGAGATTAATGTAGAACGATTAGCAACTTTCGATTTAGAATATGCCTTTGCTCAAATGAGAGGAAAGAGTGTAGGAGAGTTAGTTGACATAGTCGGCAAATGTGATAATGAAGAAGCAGGTTGTGTAGATAATCCAAAAGCATCTGTAAAACTTTCTGTAGATATTACACAGATACCAGTGACATTCCCTGAAGGACATAATAAAAAAATATCTTTATGGGGAGATGTTGGTGTTGTGATGAAATATCCTACATTAGAAACTATTATCAAATATCAAGGGATAACTCAAGATAGCGATCCTAACAAAGTATTTGAGATTATAATGGATTCAATGGAAGTTATTTACGAGGGAGACCAGCTTCATTATATACATGAACAAACTCCCCAAGAAGTGGATGAGTTTATAAATAATTTATCATCTGAGCAGTTCAATAAGATAAAAGATTTCTTTGAGACTATGCCTAAGATGACAAAAGAGATTGAATGGACTTGCCCTAATTGTGGCAGAGAACATAAACGAACTTTGGAGGGATTACAAAGTTTTTTTGGCTAATGCTCAGCCATGATTCTTTGATGAACCATTATAAGACGAACTTCGCTTTAATGCAACATCATAAATATTCGTTGACTGAGCTGGAAAATATGTATCCTTTTGAGCGAGAGATATATACTTCTATGCTAGTTAAACACTTGGAAGAAGAGAAAGCGAAAAGGGAACAAGAAAATTTAAAAATGAGAAATAGATAAATGGAATTTATATTCATACCATTATTTGCCTGCATCATTCTGATGATAGGAGAGCATTCTAATCCTAGAGGTATGAATATCTTTTGGTATAAAGTTGGTGTAGCAAGAAGAGATTATTTCAAAGCATTAACAGAATACGACTCAGGAAACAATAAAGGAAATGG